CTTCCCCGACGTGTAACTCCCTGTGAGAATGCAAGCATTTCTGCATCTACTACCTTCATGAAAGGAATTACTCCAGTAGATTCTGATCCGTTAGAGGTTTTAGAACCAACTGAACGTATGTCTCCCCAGTAGCCACCGACGCCACCGCCAACAGAAGAAAGAAAAGCATTTTCTGTGTAGTGGTCAGTAAGTCCTCTCCTACTATCATCCACGTAATTAAGGAAACAACTAATAGGCAGCCCACGCTTAGTACCGCCATTACTGAGGATAGGGGTACTGAACATAAACCAAAGCTTACTAGCATAGTCATACAATCGTTGGGCATGTGCCTCATCATCCGAAAAAGCTTCTGCTGCTCGAGCAAATGCTTGCTGTGGAGAACCTTCTCCATTTACTAAATATCTATCTTGTAGAGTTTTTATACTAAACTCAGAAAGATAGCGGTCTCGTCTAAAATCAATTTCTATAGTCATTTATCACTCGCCCAATATCTTCAATATTGTCTGCACCTATCGCATCATCGCAATAGGTAATTAAGTCCATTAACTCGTAGTTGACGAGTAGTTGTTCTGCATTTTCATTCAAAGATTGAATGTACTTATACCTACTAGGTATAGGAACGGCATTGTAAATATCCATTGCATCGCCGTACTGCTCAATAAGCTGTGTTGCTCTCTTTGGTCCGATACCAGGAATGCCAGCGACGTTGTCTCCTTTATCCCCTGTTAAACACTTCATTGAGATATACAATTCTGGTTTAACATCATAATGCTCTTTCCAGTTGTCTAGTCTTACTTCCTTTCTTGTAACGTATGAAAATCTACCCACTTTTTCTTGAATGAGAAGATCCCAATCACGGTCACTTGAGATAAGCCACATATACTCTAAGTCGTACTTATTCTTGTGTCTTACTAAATGTGCTGCAATATCATCAGCCTCTACACCCTTATATCTAAGAACTGGGTAGTCTTCTGCGAGCACTTGGAGGCTTGCTTCGTACTCTTCGAAAAATTCTTCGAAGGCGAGTCTTTCTGCATCTGATTGTTGAGCGAACTTATCTTTTCGATTCTGCTTATACTCGGGCGATATGCCTTTGCGATAAGAAGAGGAACCCCAATCTGCGGTGATGATAATATTCTTACAGTCATATGATTTAGCCAAACTTTTTACCGTACTTTGATATTCATAACGAAAATCTGTACGACCTTGATGCTTCCACCGAAATGCAAGGTTGAGAGCATCTACGACTAGAGTAGAGCGGGAATCGTCATTAATCATTTTATCTGTAAGATTAAAGGCCATTTATAAACTCTACTGTTTCTTCTGCTAGCCATGTCTTCGCGAGAAGTACATAGCAGTCTAACCACTCTATTCGTAGCCAGTGGTCTGTGAATTCAGGAAGTAGCTCAGTTACAACAAATACCTCTGACCGATTGTATTTAAAAAACAATAAAGGCTCCTGGTTACCGCCTTCTGCTTGTTGTATTAACTTCTTCCACCATTTAATTAAATTATTAGTTCTAGGGGCTGTAAATATTTTGTCGGAAAGAGGAGATTTTTCATAGTTCTTTACCTCTATACAAAATCTGTTCTTTGCGTGTGGTACGTATAGATCCCCTTTTAAGTATTCAAGAGCACCAGATGCTGGCACTCTCTCAAACTGAAATCCTGTAGCTTCGCGCAACATATCTCTAACAAGATACTCACCCCTAGCGCCCTTCGCTCTACTATCAACCATTCAAATCACTACCCATTAAGATTTCACCAAGCATTTCGTACTTTTCTGAGTACTCCGCAGCTTTTGATAATTCTTCTTCAATTGCTGCTAGAATATCAGGATGCTCCCCTATTCCCACAGGACTCGTCAGATAAATCTCGACATTCGCTTTGTGATACTTCACTTTCCCTGCTAGATAGCTCATCATGCTCTCTGCTATCATCTTTCTCATTGTAATTCTCCTTTATCATCTGATGTATTAATCGTCTACGGTTGTGTTGCATACGTCTAACGTGTCCCATTAGTGCTCCAGCTTACTTACATTACCTGACTTAACTACTTCTACCTTGTCGAGTAGAGGGTGGGTCCAGCCGTGGCTGACGACATAAGTATTTAAGTCTTCTTCTAAAAGTACCTCTACTAGCTTTTCTCTTCCTGCGTCATCTAATACTGCGATAACTTCATCTAAAAATAATATGTTGATCTTAGATTTTGAAATACTACTCATTAATTTTCGTATAGCAATAAGAGTGGCTGTGTTCACCCTTGCCAGCTCTCCACTAGAGAGAGCAAGAATATCCACAATGTTAGCATTATCAGTGATTTGAACATTAAGTTTATCATTAGTTACTACAAACTCCAAAGTGAAACGACCATCGGATAATTTGCTAGATAGTGATTTGTGAGCTCTTCCAACTCTTTTACCAAATTCTCTATCTTATACGCGAGCAATCCATTGGTACTAAACGCTTTCTTCAATACTTCAAGATGACTTGCAGTTGCTGCCTCAAGGTCAAGAAGGTCTTGTAATTCAAATAACTCATTTTCAAACTCTTCAGTCTGCTCCAGTATTACTTGAATTCTGGTGTTGCGCCGAGTGATTCGCTCATTTTCTTTTGAGATGAGCTGTAGCTTCTCTTTTGCGTCCGATATTCTCTGCGAAATACCTTGAGCGCGATTTTTAAGCTCGACAGGATCCAGCAAAGATGTCGGAAGATTACTGTCAATACTTCGAAACAAGTCTTCCCAATCTTTTCTAACTTTTTTAGCAGATGAAAATTCTGCATTGTCTCGTTTAATTTCTGATATTCGTTTGTTAATTTCATACTGCTTTTGTTCTGCTTGTTCAATTTTTTCAGCCTCTTGATTAATAAGCTTTTCGATAAAGGAACTATCTACAGATTGTTCACAAGTAGGGCAGTGATCTCCTAATTTACTTAGCTTGGCTAAGAGTCGTTGAGACCCCGCTACCGATTGTGACAAACTACCTCCTTCGGTTTGCAACTCATCATAGGATTGAATACTAGATACTTTACAGTTTTGAGCCTCTTCAATATCTACCTTAGACAACAAATCTTTGTAAGTATTATTCTGAGAAATTTTTCTATTATTTTCAGAGATATTTTTAATTTCAATCATAATAGTGGCGAGATCCTTCTCGTCTTCATCCGTCTCAATTGAAATTTCAGACAGAGGAAGTATGGATGTATCACTCAATTTGTTATCGTTTAACCACTTTTCAACTGTCGCTATCTTCGATTCAATACTAGTCAGACTTAAACTACTCTTTCTAGCTTCTTCTTTGAATAAGTCAAAGAGCTTTACATAGTGCTCTAAGTGCAGAAGATCAATGAGAAACTTCTTGCGGTTCGTATCTGTCGCAGTAAGGAACTGTAGACTGCTATTTGTACTTTGGTATACCAACTGAGAGAAGGTTTTAAAGTCGATGCCAACAATATCTTGGAGTGTCTTGTATGTATTGGTCGCTGTATGTGAGCTAATATCCTCTCCATTTTCCAACAAACGCAACTTAATACTAGACTTCCTATCAATAATAACGTCATACTTATTCTCATCTTTTGTAAACTCAAGATGTATATGATATCCTTCGTTTACATAGCGGTTAGGTATATCCGCTTTTTTAATACCCTTGGAGTTTTTATTGTACAGTGCTTCTTCGATAATTAACGGTATAGAAGATTTACCCATACCGTTAGTACCAATCAGCTGAGTTACAGTATCTTTACTGAGATCCAGCTCATTGTCAGCACCGTAGCTAAAACAGTTACTCCATTTCAACTTTTGTAGCGTAATCATTAAATATACCTACTATTTGCGGTATCCGTGTTTCTGGTATTTCCAGAATATAGGATAAATACTCTACTAATTCTTCTTGAACTGTCATCTCTTTATCCATGACAAGAGTAGCTTCACTACTTCGTTTTACAACTTTCTTATCAAGAAGTTCGCTGTTCTTTACATTTGCAAGTTCCTGTATATCACCTTCTATCTCGTAGATAGTGTGGTGGTAATCGGTAGGAACCATTTCATCAGTACTAGAGGCTGTCTTACGAATAAGATGTGGTAAGTCAAAAGCATCCCACATCCATGACCAATCTGTTGGGTTTATTAAGAGGTAACCGGTTTTTACCTCACTTCTGTGAAATGAAGTTGTCATAGGGCTGCCTGGATAAATAATATTTCGTTGAGTATTACTATGTGCGTGTAGGTCACCTGCAAAAACTACGGGGAAGTCCTCGAACCTGTCTAAGTCCACCTCTGGCTTGACGTGTGGAGGAATCTCTCCTCGAACATGAGTGAACAGAGGTTTAGTCTGGTCAAACAGCTCAATAGAGTTTTTACGATGAAGATCAGCATATGGTAGTACACCAAACCCAAAATCATTATCCACATAAGATATATCAACTACTTTTACTAGTGGATTAATGTCTCTTGATACTTTCTTTAATTGTGTAAAGAAGGTTTTGTTTTTCTTTGTAGCTTCATGATTTCCGTCATAGACAAGAGTTGGAATCTTTACATTTGAAATGAACTCAAAGTAAAGTTCCAACTCTTCCATGTTCGGCAGACGGTCAAACAAATCACCACCAATAATGTGCATATTACACTGTTTTTCTAGTGTGTGTATCTGTTCAAAAAACGATTGATACCGCTTTATCGCCCAATCACGAGGTACGTTCTTTTGCCCTAGCTTTATATGCCAGTCTGCCGTAAATAAAATCATCCGATATTAAACTCATCTTCCAAGGATTCATCAATATCGCCCGCTGCATCTTGACGAATTTCGTCGAGAAGCGTTTTCTGGGCGTCTGGGGTAGGACGAGGCATAACATCATCCATAGACTTTAACTCTGCAATTGCTGACATCTCGCCTTCGCTAAGAGGTCGCTGCTTGCACTTTAGTACTTGTAACTGGTACTCTACATTGTAAGGCAGTGGTCCAGTCTTAACACGCTTGAACTTAACGTCCCAACCTGTTTCTGGGTCTGTAGGATCGCCCAGGTCTTCTGCTGCTGTAAGGATCGCTTCAAACAACTTCTTCTTGAGATTAACGATTTTTACTTCGCCGTTATCAAGACACTGCATAGCGTAGCTCCAGCCACACTTTAGGTCTGGATAGTACTCACGAATCCAATCCTTCTCAAGATTGTTGAATCGCTCTTCATTACGATCGAAAGATAAGCACTCGAAAGGAATGTTCTTACCGTTCTTGCCTTCTAGCCAGTAAACGTAGCGTGCAAGTACATCGCCAACGAGTCGTAATTCGTTGTCGCCGTCTCGGTATGAGTATGAAGTGAGTGATGATTTTTTAGCGCCGCCAGCGGCTTTGTTAAATGATAGTGCCATTAGTGTAAATTCTCCTGTGTGACTTCTTCGTATAGAAAATGAACTTTGCCATCTTCTATGCGTAGTAGGCTGTTGTCTTCAAAATATTCTTGTTCTATCTCACATTGGAGTAGATCAAGTGTGGTTTCCCCAGTCGTTAAATAGTCCGCGTACGGACGCATTGAAGCTACCGCGAGATACTGGGCGATCTCACGATACTCATGCTTGTGACAGCTATGCAGTAGTACATCTGGATGAATAAGGAAGGATTCGCCATAAAAATGCTTTCCAGCATATTTGTAAATGTCATCGTATTTATTCCTTGGTACTGCGTCTGTTGCAAGCATTTTAAAGATGATAAAAAGCGCCAAAGGACTTCCTTCCGCCGCTTCAAACATCTTTTTCCAATCGTAGAACAACATATTATACTCTCATTTAGGGCATTTGTCAAGAAGTGTTTTTCTATGCTCAAAGCTGTTTAATTGAATAACCTTGTTTCATGTAGTAGCCCATTCTGTTCGAAGCCTGTCTTTGAGCAGTCTTTCCTTTCAAGTGAATGTCAATTACTACTGGGTCTCTTTTGTTCTCGTGCTTACGTACCACCCTGCCGATGAGCTGGGTAAGTAAAGGTTCATTATTAATAGGGGTTGCAAGAATAAGACAGCTAAGAGTATTGACTGAAATGCCTTCACTAAAAATTGCTTGAGTTCCGTATAAAACATTCTTGTCTCCATGTAGTATTTCATTTATTAGCGTCTCTCTTTGCTCATGTGGTACCTCGCCCGTAACACATATAGCTTTTTCACCAGTCAGTTCGGCGCAGCTCTTTAAAAAGTGAACTCGATCTGACACCACGAGCACCTTATGACCCTTTGCGGCGTAAGCAGACGCTAACATAGCAACAGAGTGGCGGTATTCGTCATTGTTTGCGATTGTATTCACTCGTTTTGCCCAAGGAATACTTGCGCCATCTGGAAAACGTACTTCAGACCGATATATGTGTATACTAGGCGTAAGAAAGTTTTCTTTTGGCGGTTTAAATATATTCGGACTAAAGTAATCACGAAAAACCACATGTTTTCCATCTTTGCGCTCAATTGTACCGGACAGCCCTATCTTATATCGAGCATGACTAGTATCAATAATTTTTGCAAAGGTGGGTGAAGACACGTGGTGCATTTCATCGAGTATTATAGTTCCGAATTCTTTTCTGATTTTCTCGATATTCCGGTACAAAGTTTGAGTATTGCCAATAACAATAGGCTTATCAAGCTCAAACCGACCACTCCCAATAATGCCGGGACTAAATCCATATACTTTCTCCACTTCTTTGGCCCATTGATTTCGTAGTGGCACAGTATGCGTTACTACGAGTGTTTTTTGGCCCAACTTCCCTGCAATTGCAAGACCTGTAAAAGTCTTTCCCCAACTTACCCAAGCGTTGATAATACAGTTATCATTCAAATTGTCATAAACATCCTGCTGACTCTGCCGTAGTTCAAATGCGAATTCTGGAAAGTCAGCAGGAATATCTAAACGCTTTTCGACAATTTCATAGTCGTCTGGTATCAGGTCCGTTCGTCCGATTGGTATAGATACCAGATTTTCGCGCACCCGCTGCAGATTCTTAATAACCTGTGGAGGGTCATTCGGATTTTGAGAAGGAATCTTGTACGTTAGTTCGTCGGACAAGACCTTTCGGTGCTTCGGAGTACACTCCATAAAAATACGATTACTAAGAACTGCTTTCATTATAATCCTAACTGATCTTTTGCTATGATATACTTTTTAACAAAGTTACTACGCACAATGTCGTGAACTTCAAAATCAACAACATCGAACATTTCAGTTGCTTTTAGTATGCGAATGAAGTCTCGTAGGCCATTCTTTGAGAGGTCTGCCTGTCGGAAGTCCCCACAAAAGATAACTCTACAACCTTCCCCAACACGAGTAATAATAGAATCTAACTCGTGAAAGGACATATTTTGGCACTCATCTACTATAATCGTTGCGTTTCTTAGAGTTACGCCACGAATAAATGAAGTTGTCATGAAATGTACAAGTGCTTTGGTCTTTAAGATTTGATACGCATCTCCACGCTGAAAGAGTTCTATACAAATATCTTTGTAAGGCTCTTCATAGACTGATGCTTTTTCTTTCTCGGTCCCTGGTAGGAATCCTATGTCCCGAGTAGGAACGGCACTACGAATAAGTACGAGTTTATCATACTCACCTTTAATCATGTCATCAAAGGCGAAGTAACACGCAATAAATGTTTTACCTGTTCCCGCTACTCCATGCAGAACCATGTTCTTGTCGCTTTCAAAAGCTCGAAGCTGGTTCTGTGTGAGTGGTTCAATCTCCTGCAACTCTAAGTTTGCACCCTGTAAAGTTTTAGATCGTCTGCCCATATAATTTATACTTTTCTTCGAGTGTCCAGACGGCGGTCTTCGGAATACTCGTATAATACCCATGGTAAGGGGCCATAATGAAGAACTCCAGCATACCGCATATCACTAGCTGGAGGTCGAGGGATTACAAAAGGTTGTTTTACTCCGTGTAGCTTTAGAAGTGAAACAGTGTCCTTTTGTACTATAGACTTAATTCTGTAGTATTTTAATTTACAAAACTCAGTCTTTTCATAGATAAACGGTATACCGTTTGTATCTATAAAAGTTTTTTCTTTACACTTTACTAAACCTCTAAAGTCATCTATTTGATGCTTTAGGGAGTGTAAGTTTCTGTGAGGTGTTTGTAGTCGACGAATACCAAGAGTGTCTCCCTCCATATTCCTATCGTCTACAATCGACCCATCGAGAAATAATAAGCCATCCTGCCTCTCCCAGTTACCAGAGGGCAGGATGTATACGGGAAACCGTAACTTATTTACATTTTTATAGTGTATCACCATACATTTTTGCAAACTTTCCCATTGAGTAGTCTTCGTCGATTTCGAAGTCACATCCGACGGGAGCCCCAGGAATACTAAGTCCCCTATCCATTTGTACAAATTGTAGTAATTTCTCGTTATAATGTTCAATTTCATCCTCTGGTACTTCAGCAAGAATTGAGTCGTGTACAAGTGCAAATATACGCGCTTTCATACCTTTTGCTTTGATATAAGCTCCCATGTCTATTGCTCCAAGGAGGTTAATATCACTAGCAGCAGACTGAACCAAAAAATTAAGACCAGAACGAACGCTATGTGAGCGGATAGCGGCGTCGGTGGATTCAACGTTGGGGAGCCTGCGCTTCCGACCAAAGAAAGAATAAATGAACCCATTTTGTTCAATAAATTTTTGATTGTCATCAATCCACGCCTTTAATTTATGGAAAGCTCTAAAGTAATCACTAATAACTTCTTGAGCCTCCTGTTTAGAAAAATACTTACCACTGTCTTTTGTAACTTGATCGCTGATTTTTGCCGGTCCTGCTCCGTACATAATACCAAATGTAACGGCTTTAGCGGCCTGACGCTTATCAGGGTATAGCTCTGCTACTTCTGTTACGTCACAAGGAAGGCGAAACACCTTGTGAGCAATTGTACTGTGAAAGTTTCCTCCACTACGAAATACATCCATAAGTGCTTTGTCATTCGCAAGGATTGCGGCTACATATACCTCTGCTGTAGTCAAATCCATTGCAACAATTTTATGTCCTGGAGCAGCTTTGATACAGCCCTTTACAGTAGGGTTGTCTCTAGGTAGCTGCTGCATATTCAACTTACCACTAGAAGAAAGCCTGCCAGAAGTAGTACCATGCAGATTAAAACCCGTGCGTAGCCGAGAGTCTCGGTCAAGCTGAGGTATGATCTTATCAAGATAAGTATTCTTGATTTTTGATTTTTGTCGTATATCCAAGATTCGCTTAGGTACATCGCTTTGAAGGCTGAGTTCCTTGAGCACTTCCGCGTCAGTAGAATCTGCGCCCGTACCAGTTTTCTTTCCAGTCGGACGTAAGCCCAGGAAGTCAAACATAAGACTACGGAGCTGCATAGTACTATTAGGATTAAAAGGTTTTCCATTTAATTCTTCGAATCTCCTTATGTTATCGTTTTCATACAAAGCAGCAATTGCTTCATCAATATCAGTCTGCATAGCATCCTGACCGATGTACAAACGCTTCTTATCAAATGGTACACCGTTGTCCTGGGTGTCAATAAGGAATCGAGTACCTGGAATAAGAATGTTGTCATATACCCACTTGAGCTTTGAATTCTGTTTAATTTTTACAAACTTTTCGTAAATCAAAAGAGTACATAAAGCATCCATACCTGCATAGGTCTTCATTACATCAAAGGGAATATCGCCCCAATTGAACTGGTCTTTTAGGATACCGTGCTCTTTTCTGTACTGGTCAATCCAATCGTACATTGGCTTCTCGTAGTCGCCATACGGAGTGAACTTCATTGTAAGTTGCTTGAGGCCATGCCCTCCGGGATTCTCGTTTATGAGGTAATGGAGCAACATGGTGTCTTCAAAGTTTGGAAACTTGAAGTGAAAGTG